GTCTGTTCAACCCAACAGACACTATCAGCAAGCAATTCAAGAACGGCATGATGGGCACTGGCGTGTTGGGCTTCGAAGAGATCAACATGTCTCAATCGATCAAACAACACACAACTGGTACTCGTGGCGCTACTGGTGCTACCACTTCTGCTGCTGTGACTGCCGAAGGCGCAACAACCATCGCTATCACTGGCGGCGGTAACGCTGGCGTGGTCAACATTGGTGACGTGTTCACTGTTGCTGATTGCTACGCTGTCAACCCACAGACTCGTGAGTCTACCGGTTCGTTGTTCCAGTTTGTAGCTACTGCTGCTACCGTGTTGGGTTCAAGCGGCGAAGGCAGCATCACTGTTGCTCCTATCTACTCTGCTGGTAACGCTTTGGCTACCGTGTACACATTGCCTGCCACTGGCAAAGCTGTTGTGTTCGTCGGTGCTGCTGCTACTCAGTACGCTCAGAACTTGGTGTACCACAAAGATGCGATCACATTCGCTACTGCTGACTTGTTGCTCCCACAAGGTGTTGACATGGCTGCCCGCGCTGTGCATAACGGTATCTCTTTGCGTGTTGTGCGCCAATATGACATCAACAACGATCGTATGCCTTGCCGTATCGACGTGTTGTATGGCTACAGCACAATTCGTCCACAGATGGCTGTTCGCCTCTGGGGCTAATCTGGATGGGGCTTCGGCCCCTTCTTTTGCAAAATCTTTTTAAAGGAAACTTATCATGGCACTCCCTAACGGCGCAGGCGGTTACCAACTCGGTGACGGCAACCTGAACGAATTGACTCTCGGCTACGCAGCCGTCCCACAAACTGCTACATCTACAGCGACTTTGACAGCCGCTCAAGTGACCGGTGGTATCTTGGTGGCTAACCCCAGCACTTCTGCTGCTACTTACACTTTGCCTACCGCTTCTGCTATCGACGCAGTTGTGACCAGCGCAAAGCCCGGTAGCACATTTACGCTGAATGTTGTCAACACCGGTACTTCTTCCGGTACTGTGACTTTGGCTACAGCTACCGGCTTGACCGACGGCGGCAACGCTTTCGTGGCTACTGCTATCACCTCCAGCGCGCAATTTACATTCCGTAAAACTGCCGATGGTGCTTGGACTGTGTACAAAACAGCCTAAACCTGAGTGGGGGCTTCGGCCCCCATTTTTAAAGGACTTATCATGGCAAACACCAAAGCAGTCGGCGTAGCTTACGCTGACCCACAATTCGAGAGTTTGACAGTTACCGGTGCTTCAGCATTGGATGCCGTCAGCGTGACATCATTGACTTCATCGGCTACAACCGGTTCAGTCGTGGCAAACGCTACAGCAGGTCTGTACTTTTTGACTACTGCAATCACTGCAAACTCAACAACAACCAGCGCGCCTACAGGTTCACTGGCTACAACCACCAACGCCACAGGCACTGGTAAACTGTTCATTTCGGACGGTACTAAGTGGCAATATCCTGTTGTTGCGTAACTAAAAACGGGGTCTTCGGACCCCGTTCTATCACATGAACATATACCTCAAACACCCCGTCCACGGCGCTAAAGTTGCAACAATGGAACTTGAGGCTGTTGCTGATGAAAAGAATGGCTGGACGCGCTACAATGTCGATACGCCTTCGGACTCCGAAGATGCGGCCCCTGCAAATGCACTGGGGACCAAGCGCAAATATACCCGTCGAACTGAAGTTGTCGAGGGTGAAACCGAAGGAGTCTAACAATGGCAACGTACACCGCTGGCGATCAAATCAACCGTGCATTGCGATTGCTGGGCGTACTTGCAGAAGGTGAGACACCCTCGGCAGATATGTCAAATGACGCCCTAACGGCGCTCAATCAGATGATCGACTCGTGGAACACCGAGCGACTGTCAGTCTTCAGCACACAAGATCAAACATTCCTTTGGCCTGTCGGCGAGATCACTCGCACACTTGGCCCAACTGGTAACTTTGTTGGCCTGCGTCCCGTCTTGCTGGACGATGCAACCTACTACCGTGATCCGGGCACAAACGTGTCCTTCGGCATCAAGTTCATCAACCAACAGCAATATGACGGTATCGCGGTCAAGACCGTGACTTCGACGTACCCGCAAGTCATCTTCGTCAACAACACATACCCTGACTTCACGATGACGATCTATCCAAAACCTACTAAGGAATTGGAATGGCATTTTATCTCAGTGGAAAAGTTGGACGAACCTGCCACGCTGGCAACTCAAATGTTGTTCCCGCCGGGCTACCTGCGGGCATTCACCTACAACTTGGCAATGGAGATTGCGCCAGAATTTGGCGTCGAACCAAGCCCTCAAGTGCAGCGCATCGCAATGACCAGCAAACGCAATCTGAAACGCATCAACAATCCTGACGATGTGATGGCGATGCCGTATGCTATCGTTGCAACACGTCAACGATTCAACGTCTACGTTGGTAACTACTGATGAAAACCCCCATCCTTGGGTCATCCTATGTGGCCCGCAGTGTCAACGCTGCCGACGCCCGCATGGTCAACCTTTTCCCAGAGGTTATCCCCGAGGGTGGTAAAGAAGCAGCTTTCCTGAACCGCGCGCCCGGTCTGCGTTTTCTCGCAAACATGGGCGATGGTCCAATTCGCGGGATGTGGCAGTTTGGTGGCTACGGCTACGCCGTGTCTGGTGAAGTGCTGTATAAAATCGACACGCTGTGGAATACCTCCCCGATCGGTACTGTCTCGGGGTCATCTGGCCCTGTCAGCATGGCTGATAACGGTACTCAGATGTTCATCGCTTGCAACGGCCCCAGCTACATTTACAACAGCCTGACACTTGAGTTCAAACAAATCGATGACCCAGACTTCCCCGGTGCTGTCACCGTGGGCTATTTGGACGGGTACTTCGTGTTCAACGAACCCAACAGTCAGCGCCTGTGGATCACAGAATTGCTGAACGGTGAATCCATTGACCCACTTGACTTTGCCAGCGCCGAAGGTTCTCCTGATGGTCTGGTGTCAGTTCTCGTGGACCACCGCGAAGCGTGGTTGTTTGGAACTAACTCGGTCGAGGTTTGGTACGACTCGGGCGGCGCTGACTTTCCACTAAGTCCCGTTCAGGGTGCGTTCAACGAGGTGGGTTGTATTGCGGCTTTCTCTGTTGCCAAACTGGACAACGGTATTTTCTGGCTGGGTGCTGATGCGCGCGGTCAAGGTATTGTCTACCGCGCCAACGGGTACACCGCGCAGCGCGTGTCCACACATGCAGTTGAATGGCAAATCCAGCAGTACGGCAACATGTCCGATGCAATTGCCTACACTTACCAGCAAGACGGTCATGCGTTTTACGTCTTGATCTTCCCTTCGGCGAACACCACATGGGTGTATGACGTAGCCACGTCGTTGTGGCATGAGCGTGGCGCGTTCATCAACGGTAGCTTTACCCGCCATCGCTCAAACTGTCAAATGTCGTTTAACAACGAGATTGTCGTGGGCGATCATGAACTTGGTAATATCTACGCATTTGATTTAAACGTGTTTTCGGACAACGGCGCGCCGCAAAAATGGTTGCGGTCTTGGCGCGCGCTGCCCACAGGTGCCAACGATTTAAAACGTAGCGCCCACCATTCGTTGCAACTTGACGCTGAAACTGGCGCAATCGCCAACGATGTAACTACGCCAATCATCATTGAGGATATTTCTGACCCGAATGACGAGTTGCTCACCGAAGATGGTGATGTTTTAGCGTGGGAGTACGCAGGTACTGACTCTTTGCTTACAGAAAGCGGAGACATCATCGTTCAAGAAGATGGGTCCTTTATGTATTACGACGGTGCCCCTTCTGTAGTGGGCGGCGCAATTCTCATCCAAAAAGGTCAAGCTACCGCAATCGCCATTGACCCGCAAGTAATGCTTCGTTGGTCTGATGATGGTGGTCACACTTGGAGCAATGAACACTGGCGGTCAATGGGTAAAACGGGTACATATGGCACTCGTGTCATCTGGCGTCGTTTGGGCATGACGCTCAAGTTGCGCGACCGCGTATACGAGGTGTCAGGTACAGATCAAACAAAAATTGCGATCATGGGTGCTGAACTTGAGGCGAGTCCAACAAATGCCTGATCCACAAAATATCACCAAAATCCCCGCTCCGCGAGTGGAGTTGGTGGACACTCGCACGGGATTGATTTCCCGTGAGTGGTTTCGTTTCTTCAACAACATTTATGTGATCACCGGCGGCTCAACATTAGGTGTTGCTCAAATTGAAAATGGCGGCACTGGTGGCTCTACTGCCGCTGAAGCGCGCGCAAATATAGGCGCGGGTACCGGTGATGGTACTGTTACAGAGGTAACAGGTAACGGGTCTGTCAATGGGATAGAACTGACAGGCACCGTGACAACAAGCGGTGCAATCAGCTTAAGCGGCACTTTGGCTGACGTTGATTTAACATCGCAAGTAACGGGTGTGCTGCCCACTGCAAACGGCGGCACTGGCGTAGCTGTCACAACAGTTACCACCAAAACCGCAGATTTTGCGGTTAATGAAACTAACGGTTGGATGATCAACAACAAGTCGGGTTCGACTTGTACGGTCACACTGCCTGACGCAACTACTTGGGGTGGTCGTCAAATCACATTTAAAAACTTGCAAGCGCAGACTCTGGTGTCAGATTCAAGTAATGTCGCACCAATTGGCAGCGCTACACCGGGCACAGCGATTCTCCCAGCCACCGTGGGCGCATGGGCGACCCTCGTGTCAGATGGCACAAACTGGGTGATCATGGCATCATGATGAAATATTACCCAACTTCGGTGACTTACGGTAAAGGGTTTGCTGTTGCGCTGCCCATGGTCGAAAAGGTCAAGGCGCTTCAAACCGAGTTGCTGAAGATGCCGCAGGCTGAAATCGTCACGACTCACACATTCCTGCCCGGCGTGTATGAGCGCGCAATTACGATTCCCGCATGGACCGTGCTGACAGGTGCTGAACACAAAACCCCGTATCGTGTGCGCTTGGAAAAGGGCACAATTGCCGTGAATACGGACGATGGTGTCAAAGTTCTCACAGCGCCTTGTGAATTTGAAGCCAGTGCTGGAATGCAGCGTGCTGGCAGGGTGTATGACGAAGAAGTAATATGGGTTGACATTTACGACAACCCTGACAACTGCACCGACCTTGCGATTCTTGAAGATCGCCTGTACGTTGTCCCCGAGTGTGGGTTGGCTGACAGTCGCACAGAAGCCCAAAAAGCACAGATTGACTATGAGTTGTTCCTGCACCAGTTGGGCACGACAGACAGCAAATTGAATCAAATTGTCCAGATCGAGTCGGACCTGATCGACATGCCTGAGGGGTTCTTTGTGGAACTTAAACCCTCCAGCATCCATGGTCGCGGTCTCTTTGCAACCAAAGATTTTGAGGCAGGTGAAACTGTCTGTCCGGGCAGACTTGACGGGAAGCGCACTCCCGGTGGAAGATTCATCAATCATTCCCAAAACAGCAACATTCGACCAGAGTTGGTCGGACATGACATTTTTGCAGTCGCTGCGCGTAAAATCAGCGCAGGTGATGAATTGTTGGTTGACTACAGAGCGTCAATGAGAGTCAATTTTGGCTTCACGATGCAAGGAGAAATATTATGAGTGGATGGGTAGCAGGTGCAGTAGTCGTTGGCTCGGTGTATTCGGCCAACAAAGCGTCAGAAGCTGCGTCAAGTGCAGCATCAACACAAGCGGCGGCTGCTGAAAAAGCAGGCACGGTGGGTCTTGAAGCAACCCAGTTGCAAATCGCCGCCGACAAGGAAAACGTTGACAAACAGATTGCTGCACAAAAGGAAGCATTAAATCAGACCCTTGCTTCTCAACAAGCTGCCGCTACCGCAGGTAACGCTGCTGCCGCTGCCGCGCTGGACAAGCAGTTGGCCGCACAGCAAGCTGCCCTTGACGCTCAATTAAACCTGCAACGTGAGCTGTATCAAAAGCAAGTTGAAAACCTGAGTTCATTCAAGCAAGCTGGTGAACTTGGTCAAAATCGACTACTCGACATTTTGGGTCTGAGTGGTAACACTAGCGCCCCCGGTTACGGTTCAGCGGCAAAAAGTTTCACTGCTGCTGACATGGAACAAGACCCCGGTTACGCATTCCGTGTCGCCGAGGGTCAGAAAGCCATCGAGCGTTCAACTGCGGCCCGTGGTGGTTTGCAGTCAGGTGCTGCGCTCAAAGCCGCCGCTCGATACGGTCAGGACATGGGTTCGCAAGAATATGCGAATGCGTTCAACCGTTACCAAACCGAACGATCCAACCAACTTGCACCATTGCAATCATTGCAAGCAATTGGTCAAGCCTCGGCTGCCCAGCAAGCTGCGGCTGCTGGTTCACTGGCACAAGGTTCTTCACAAGCCTTGCAAAACTACGGATCAGGCACAAGTGCTGCCTACGGCAACTATGGTGCAACGGGTGCGAACATTGCAGCCCAACAGGGTGCTGGTGCATCGTCTGCATACGGTGGTTATGGTTCAGGTCTTACCAATATCTACGGCGCTTCCAATGCCGCACGTCAAAGTGCCTACGGCACTGGTGCAGCCAACCAGATCAATGCACTCACAAGTGCTGCAAACGCCTCGGCTGCTGGTCAGATTGGCGCAGCAAATGCTTGGTCGCAGGGTATCAATACGATGATTGGTGCAGGTGTCAGTGGCTACAATGCTTACAACCAAAATCAGTTGTTGAGCAAATATCTCTCACGATAAGGACTGAATCATGCCTCTCGATACCAGTATCCCCCTTCAGGCCAAGTTTGCCCCAATCACCTATGAAACGCCGCAGCCCATCAATACACTGATGGCGGCGATGAAAATGAAACAGCTCAGCCAAGAGTCGGACGAGTATGAACGCGCTCGCACTGAAGAAGCAGACCTGCGTAACTATCTAGCCACAAAGCCCGATCTGGCTAACCCAGAAGCACGAACCAATTTGTTGGGCTACGGCAAGACTGGCGCGTCATACGCTAAGGCTTTGTCTGAACAAGATACGGCAGCTTTGACGCAAAAAGAAAAGCAATTTACTATCGCAAAAGCCAGAAAAGATTTTGTGGCCCAAGCACAGCGCGACACAAGTCAAAACCCTTCTGACGCCAACATCACGGCGTACAAAGAAGATTTAATAGCCAACCCGCTGTTTACCGAGGCTGAAAAAGTGCAAATGGCTGCGGGCGCTGACCGACTTTTGGCTATGCCAATCGATCAACGCCGCACAATCATGTCTAGCCAAGGTGCTAGCGCAAGCGAGTTGAAGCCAACGCTGACATCACAAGCACTCGGTGGCACAGCTCGTATAGTGAGCACTCCCGCTTTTGGCGGCACGGCCACCGTGGTGCCGGGCTCTGTCGGAAACGTCACCGCTACTGTTGCGGATACACTTGCGCGTGAAAAATTTAACTTTGAAAAAGCCAACCCGGGTTACGAGCTAAAAGAAGCTGAAGACGGCTCGATTGTTGGTGTCAACAAACGCACGCTGCAAGCAGTTCCTGTCACTATGGGTGCTGGTGGTACGCCCACTGTGGCTAGTGGAGCGCCTGCTGCTGCGCCTGTACCACTCAAAGGTAAAGGCACCGCGCTGACTGAATCGCAAGGCAACGCCACGGCGTTCGGTTTGCGTATGCTTGAGTCTGATAAGTTGCTGCGCGACTTAGAAAAGTCAGGTACCACAAGCGGCGGTCGTATCAAAGGCACTGTCGAAGGTGCGTTGAATGCTCTTGTGCCGTACCAAGGTGCGAATTTGGCTGAAGGCGCTGGCGCCGTTATGAATGTGTTACCAAGCGCGTTGGGCGGGCCAAACGAAAACCAGCAGATGTACGAACAAGCCAAGAAAAACTTTATCACAGCGGTGCTGCGTAAAGAATCTGGCGCGTCGATCGCACCTTCTGAGTTTGCTACAGAAGAAAAGAAATACTTCCCTCAAGCTGGCGAGTCAGATAAAGTTATCGCACAGAAGCAACGCGCGCGTGAGATAGCTGTTCAAGCCATGAAGATTCAAGCTGGTCCGGGGGCTAAAAACATCGGCGCTGCCGATCCTTTAGGGATTCGTTAAATGACAACTATTGCCGAAGTAAGGGCGAAATTCCCTCAATATTCAGACATGTCTGATGCGGCATTAGCCGATGCGTTGCACACCAAGTTCTACGCAGACATCCCTAAAACCGATTTTTTCACTAAGATCGGATTGACCAGCGCGCCAGATGTAGTTGGGCAAATTCCGGGCACCCGCCGCGAAGCCCCGCCAGAGACTGAACGCAGCACTGCGGACTACGTTCGCGGCGTTGCTGAAGTTCCTGCGATTGTGGCTGGTCAGATAGGTTCTGGCATCGCTGCGCCTATCGCCGCGCTGTACGGCGAACTGTCTAGCCCCGCCAAACAAGGCACGCCAGAAGCGCGCGCGGCTGGCGAAGCGATGGCTGCCAAAGCCCGCGCTCAGTTCTACCAGCCTCGCACAGAAGTTGGTCCTGAGATTGTTGGTGGCGTAGCAAAATTAGCAGAGCCTTTCGTGGGTGCTCTTCCTCCAACTATGGGCTCTACTGGCGCTGCGTTGCAAGCCACATCTGGCCCTGCGCTAAATGCGCTGGCGGCACAAGCAGGACCTATTGCTGCACGGGCCGCAGCTCCTGTTCGCAACGCTTTGGTTCGTACACCTGACCAACAGCCAATGATTGGCGGCGGCGCTGCCGCAACACGCGATGAACTGATGCGTGCTGAACGCTCAGCCCGTACTGGCGTGCCTTTGACTAAAGGCGAGCTCCAGCAAGATTTGCAACAGCAACAGTTTGAATCAGATATTGGTAAAAAAGAAGTTGGAAAACCTTTGGCTGCGTTTAAAGAACAGCAGCAAACCGCCATTAAAAATCGTTTCCAACAGATGGCTGACGAGACTGGCGCGCAGTACGCCGACCCTCAAGGCTATTTGAACGTCGGTAAAGTGGTTGACAAAGCAGTCGTCAACCTTTACGACAAGAAAATGAAAGCCGTGGACGATGCGTACAACGCCGCCCGCGCATCTGGCGAGACTAAACAGTTGGTGCCATACCAACAAATCACTGACTACATCGCTCAACAAGACCCGACGACACGCAAGACGTTGGCACCTATCCTGAGCGCAGTTGAAGATCAATTTAAGATGAACGACCCACAAGGTACAGGTCAGATTTCCATCGACGGTATGGACTCCATCTACAAAGCGATCAATAAGCTGTCACAGCCCGGTACGCCAAACGCCGAGTATGGTCGTGAGCTAAAAGCGCTGATCAACGCTTCGACTGAAGGCGCTGGCGGTGATATGTACCGCAAAGCGCGTGAGCTACGCACTCAAGTCGGCAAAGAATTTGACGACGCATATCGCGTGTCTAAACTACTCGGCACGCGAGCTGGCTACGCAGACCGCGCTGTGGCGCTGGACGACGTGTTCAAATTCACCGTCCTTGACGGCAGCAAAGACGAGTTGCGTACTGTTGGATTGTTGCTGAAAAAAGGCGGCGAAGAAGGCCGTCAGGCATGGTCTGAGTTGCAAGGTCAAACCATTCAACACTTGAAAGATATTGCCACTAAAGGCGATACACAAGATGTGCAGTTCAACCAGCTACGCAACACCATCAATTCATTGGACAAAGAAGGCAAGCTGGAATACATGTTCGGCAAGAAAGGCCGCGATGATGTGCTGGATTTGCGTGACGTGGTTCAAGACGCTCTGGTTAAAAAGCCCGGCGCAGTTAACTACTCAAACACCGCCAATTTTGTCGAGCGAAGTTTAGACAAGCTGGCCGCGCTGCGCGTTCCGCTTGCAAAGGCTGGCGCTGAGGCGCTTGCTCAACGTGCCGAAGCTAAAAAGGTTCAAGAAGCCGTTAAGTACAACGCTCTTGCACCAGACACACCTCGCATCATCCTCAACAACATGGCCCCGGGAAAACCGTAATGAACGCTCCTGAGATTGATCCAGTTAAATACGGCGTCCTTTGGCAAAAGGTCCAAGACTACGAGCGCCGGTTTGACAGCATGGAAACCAAAATCGACAAGCTGGAAGGCCAGTTGGAGAAGCTGGTCGCCCTTGCCAATCAGGGCCGTGGTGGATTCTGGGCCGGTATGGCCTTTGTGTCGTTCATCTCCAGTGCTGTAGGCTTTGCCTTAAGTTACTTCAGAGGCCACTGAGATTGACCCCTTCACCCTTCTCATGGCTGCGCGAGCGGCTGTCAGCTTTGTCCAACAAGGCTGCGAAATGCTTCGAGAAGGCCAAGCAATCGTCAAAGAATTTCAAGGCGATGCTGAAGGCGTGGTGGGCCAAGTCACCGAAACTGTCAATCAAATCAAAGGCTTGCTGGAGTGGGCTAAAGGACTTTGGGCGCAGCTTGCTGGCCTCTTTGGGATCGAAGTTACAAAGCCTGAAGCCGACTCTGTCGCAGTTCCAACGTCCAAGCCTGTGGCGAAAAAGACAAAGAAGCGAGAGCCAGAGCCGGATGCCGCTATTCTCCAGATGCAGGTTGTACATGACGTCAGTCAGCAACTGGGTAAGTTCTTTGACATCCAGCAGCAAATCATCAACCACTATGCGGAGCTAGAGGAGACCTCGATGCACGTCTACGAAGAAGGCCAGAACCATGCGGTAAAGGCAATTGAGCGCGTAGAGGTTGAGTTACAGATGGAAGAGATGACGGTGCTGATTCGAGAGACAATGGTCTACGCACCCAAGGAACTGAAGGACTTGTACTCGCGGTTCTTGCAGATGTACGGCAGGATTAAGGATGAGCAAGAGTTTGCTCGGATGGAACAATTAGCCGCACGTCGGTACAAGGAAGCAAGTAAATGGCAACGTCGAAGTTTCAGAATCGAAATGGGGATGTGGGCCGTGGGTCTGGTGTGGGTAATGCTGATCCTGTGGGGAATGCTGTTGGAACTGGAAAATCTTACTGGATCGCTGGGATGATTTTCTTTGGCGTGGTGGCATCGATCACGTTGCCGATCTCAGCAATGATGCTGATACGGTCTGAAAAGTTGATGATGAAAGCGGATGCGATTCTCCAAGAGAACAAAAAACTCAAGGAAACGCCCAAAATTGAAAAGGAACCTGAACAATGATTTCTCTATTTTCCACCCTCGGCGGTTTGCTGATCTCCATGTTTCCCAAGCTGATGGAACTGTTCCAGAGCCGCAACGACCAAAAGCACGAGGCAGAGCTGGCACGAATCCAGACCGAGCGTGAACTCGCATTGGCCGCAGCAGGCTTTGCCGCTCAAGCCAAAGTCGAAGAGATGCGAACCGATCAGGTGTCCATCCAAGCCGATGCAGCCATGACTCAAGCAGCCTATGCCCATGATGTCAAAGTGCTGGAACGTGCTGCACCATGGGTGTCCACCTTCGTTGGCACAGTGCGCCCAGTGGTCACTTACATGTTCGTCTTGGAGCTGTTGTTCATCAACATGGGCCTTGGCTGGTATGTATGGACTCACCCAGAGATGATCAAAACCGTAGACGACCTGATCCGCATCGGCAATGAAATCTTCAGCGACGAAGAGATGGCTATGTTGGGCGGCATCATCGGCTTCTGGTTTGGTTCTCGTGGTCAAGCAAAGAAATGAACACCAGCGACAAGGGCATCGAACTGATGCACAAGTTCGAGGGCTACCGCGACAAGCCCTACCAGTGCAGCGCCCACATGTGGACGATTGGCTGGGGCCATGTGATCTATCAGGATCAGATCAAGTTCCCCATGGTCGCCAAAGAGGGCTACACGGGCATGATCCGCAAGGACTACCCGCTGCGCCCAGAAGACAATCGCACTTGGAGCAAAGATGAACTCAAAGCGATATTCCGAAAAGACCTCGAATCTTTTGAACGTGGTGTTCTTAGACTTGCTCCCACTCTTGTTGGTCATCAAGGTAAATTTGACGCTTGTGTCGCTTTTTCCTTCAATGTGGGACTGGGTAATTTTCAAAAATCTACCATTCGCATGAAGATCAACCGCGAAGAGTGGGACGCCGCTGCCGAGGCTTTCATGGCTTGGACCAAGGCAGGCGGTCAAGTGCTCAAAGGTTTGGTGCGCCGCCGCACCGCCGAGAAAGAACTATTCGAGTCGTGATCAGTGAGTCGCAACTTCTGACCACGATGGGACTTTGACCCACACGGTTTTTTCAGGAATGTATTCGGAAGGAGCGGCTTTTAGTTTCTTGAGTCGTTCCTTTTCCGCTTTTGCGGCAGCCCTGATCTTTTCGTTGGCGCGTTGCTGAAGTATTCGTTCTCTTTGCTTTTGCTCACGCTTGGCAAGTTTGCGGCGTTCCTCGTCAGCCCTGATTTCATCCATGATCAGTGATCCGATTGGTAACTTTGGTGGATTCGCAGGCACGGGCACACAGCACCAGATGGCTGTGACATTCAAATAACCCATGGGGTGTGGAACGTATTCCGAAATGTAGAACCCGTAGTTGCGATACAGACACGCGATCACTTTGTCCTGCGTGTACCCTGCGGCCTTAGCCAACTCGCGCACAGTGAGACCCTTGGGGTTCTCAAGCAGAACTTTCCTGACGACCTCGCTGATTGTGTTGCGTACCCGAACGGTCATTCCTTCACCTCGACTGCGGCGTTTTGAATGTAGGCGTTGAGGCGTTTGATTTGCGCCTCATGGAACTTGCACATTGATTCGGCGTATTCCTTGCCGGTCTGTGCCGACAGCAGTTTGCGCTTGGCTTCTTCCAATTCGATGACAGCCAACGCCTCGGCGCTGGGCATCGTGAAATATGTGCGAATGGTTAAGAATAGTGTGCGGATCATTACTTTACTCCTTGTTGTGGTGTTACACAGTGTAACACACTTTAGTGGCCTTTGGACTGGCGATACTCTTTGATGGCGTTACGCAGTCCTGCTTGTGTGGTGGCCTTGTCATCGAGGGCCAACGCTTGCGCTTGGTCCAATGTGTCGCGCATCATGATTCGATGGCAGATCACCGGCACACCCTGACCTTGGCGGCGCACGCGAGCGTTGAACTGCTCGTACAGATCGAGTGACCAATTCAGCCCGTACCACACAAGAATGTGTCCGTTCCTTTGCAGACCGTCGATCCCGTGACCCATCGATGCTGGATGACCGATCATCAATTGGCAGTCGCCCGTCTTCCAGCGGTGCATGGCGTTTGTCAGTGACGACTCGCTTTTACATTCGGTCAAATTGATCGGGTCGAGTTTCTTGAACTTCTCCATGATCCGCGCAGCGTCCGAGCGGTAGGCGTAGGAGCACAAGATCGGTGATCCGTTGGCCTCGTCGATGATGTCACTGAGTGCTTCTAGTTTCAGGTCATGCACAGGTTCCCACAGCGGCATCCCAGCGATGGGGTACATGGCCCCGTTGGAGAACTGCAAACACTTGTTGGTCAGCGATGCCTGATTGAATGCCTCGACTGTTGTGCCGCTGTCAAGGGTGAGGAAAAACTCCTTCTCCATCTTGTCGTACTTGCCGCGCAACTCGTCAGGCATCTCGATCTCGACGTTGTTCACCACGAGGTCGGGCAGCGGGTTGTAATCCTCTGCACTCATTTCCAATGTGATGTCACCGATCAGCTTTTTGATTGTGTCTTCAGTGTCTTCGTAAGCAACTTCCTTGTACGGTCCGACCTTCTTGTAGAACCGTGTGCGAAAAGCTGTCTTCGATGTGCCGAGGCGCTCACCTTTGTCCACCACGAGGAACTGACCGTGCAGGTCTTTGTAACCATTGCTGGCCGGTGTGCCCGTGAGTCCAGTGGTCCAGTCAAACTTGTCGGCGATCTTGCGAAATGCCTTGACTCGGTTGGTGGCCGAGTTTTTCATCTTGCTGATCTCGTCCCAGATGATCCCGTTGAACGGCATCGGTTTGTCCTTCTTGACGAAGTACGTTTGCAAAGTTTCAGCCAGCCACCCGAGGTTCTCGTAGTTGATCATGTAGATGTCAGCCGGGCGCAGCAACGCACGAGTGCGCTGATCCTTTGTGCCCGAGACCATGCTGAATTTCAAGTGCTTGGTGTGCTCCCACTTCGCAGCTTCTTGACGCCACACCAGTCGGATGACTCGGATCGGTGCGACGATGATCACGCCGCGCAGAAACTGAGTCTTGATCAAATGGGCCAACGAGGTCAGCGTGATCACGGTCTTACCCAGTCCCATGTCGAGCCACAGCATCGAGTGGGGGTGAGTGCATTGGAAGTTCACGGCCTTTTGTTGGTAGCCGTGAAGCAAATTAGGAGTCAACATTTGAACCTCTTGCTCGGATTGCTTTAACAATGTCTGGCAAGTAAGGCGTTTCCATATCTGTAAACAAATCTACAACCCGCTCCTCTGCTGCCTCACGCTCTTTAGCTGCTACCAGTTTGGCAAAGCGTTCAAGGTCTTTGGCTTCCATCTTGAACCAATGCCCTTTGTCACCGGCAAAACTTTCCTGTTGAGCCTTTCTAGCCATCTCAATGATTTCATCTTGTTTCATATCAGCATCCCATCACCATTAAGTCAATCATGTTCTTACCTTCAATTACGTTATCAATTACAAACACGTTTACTCTTTGTTCTCTGAGTCGGGCATGTTCCCGCTCTTGTGCAGCAGTAGGCTTCTGGCCTCCACGCTTAAATTCACAAAACCACACACGGCCATCTGGCGCGATGAACAGACGGTCGGGCACAGCAGCCCGTGCGGGGCTGGTGAACTTGTAAGCAAGCACACCCTTGGCACGGGCGTATTCGCAGACTCCTGCTTCAATTTGTTTTTCCAGCATTGCAGCCCTCGTCAGATTTCTTACCTTCCAACTCGATCAGCAACTCGATGTAGTGCTTGGCTTTGAGCAAATCAGCGAGGCCGTTCTTCTTGCGCCAGCGACTGATGTACTTGATCACGTTGCCCTCGAAGTACCCTATCGCATTGGCGTAGATGTACTCGACTGGTTGGATCGGCAAGTCCTTGTAGTGGTTGCCACCAACCTGTTCATTTAAGCTAGACCCAGACATAATTTCTCCACTTCTCGAACGTAGTAATCAAAATCAACTGGCAGCTTGCCAGCGTTGCGAATGTCGTTACAGGGCTGCACACCCCAACCGGACTCGATGCCGATCTTGCGCCATTCGTTCTTGCCTTTGAGTGGTGGCATCCACTTGAACAAACGCCCACCACCCTCGGCGATGTAGTAGCGCGTGATGTTTTGCAACTGCGTGGTCACACCATCGTGCTCAAGACCTAAGTGACTTGAGCGTGGTACTTTGGTGCGAAGCATGAAGTCCATGATGTCGGGCCAGTTGTGCAGAGTCTCGCGGATTGGTGCGTTGTCGATCATGACCTTCTCGGCCACCTTGGCAACCACCATGGCGCTGTGATTCTGATGCCAGCCCATCTCGTACTCATACGCACCCTTGCGCTTCACAGAGCCGTTCTCGTACTGAGCGATGTAGTTGTTCACATCACGAATCATCATCGACTTGTAGATCGCTTCTTCAAGGACCAGCCCGGTGCGTGACTGCCATGCAGCGCGAACCATGTCCACCTCGATCTTGCGGCTGCGCGGCACACGAACAGTCAAGCCGTCAGTGTTCACTTGGATCAGTTGCAGACCTTCAATGTGCAGCAACCCCTCGGCCAATACGCACAGCAGCAGTTGACCGTTGAGCGTGATCGACATTGTGAACAGAGGGTCGTAGAACACGCTGAACCTGTTGTTGCTGTCACCGTACACACCGTTGAGTGCCAGCTTCAGCATGGCCGACTCTGCTGACTTCTTGGGGTATGTCTTGCGCTGCTCGAACAGGTGCTTGTAGATGCTTACGAAAGAAGCGCCAAGGTGTTTAGGATGGAAGCCGTTAGTAATAGCGAGGTTCGGGTAATAGCTAGCAACATCCAAGTCAACAATGATATGGTCATCGTCAGATTCGACCACTTGAGACTCCACGCTGCCGTGAATACCCCCAAGGCCAAATACGAAAGTAAATCCGTCCACAACAGCAGTGAGATCATTGAAAACTCCTTTGGTCTCGGTGATGGTCTGGTCCTTGAGCCAGTTCAGCACACGGGTAAATTCTGGTGATTGAAATTGAATCCACGGCAGGATGGCATCGCGCAGCGCAATCGATGGGCGAGGGGTTTGTCGTGGTGTGCGGCCACTCGGGCCAAAGTCGTAACAGGTCACACCGGCTTCTTCCAACTTCATGATGAAGTAGTCCTTGCCGATCTTGGTGTCGTTGTGGTTCATGAAGTCGCGGTTGTACTTGGCAGTCAACTCTTCACGGAACTTGATCATGTCCAGCGTCTTGTAGTAGAACGCCTTGGTCTGGTCCACGTCGTGCGCGTTGTATGACTTCAGCTTTACCGACTGCTCTTGCGCCAGCGTTGTGCCAACCTTGAACGGCAGGTCTTCGATGTTGTCCGAGCGCATGTTGAACTCCAGCATCTTCAAGCTGGTGGCGCGGGCCTTGTTGTCAAAGTGATGAATCTTGAACAGATCGATCTGCTGCACAAAGTGGTCAGAGGGTTTGACTTGGTGCATCCACTTGCCACCCTCGTCGTCATTCTGCGAGTTGATGATCGACATGGCTTTCAGGTACAGCGTGTTGGCATCGCTGTGACCCATGCGGATCAGTGTATGGAGAACGGGGTAATCGAATCCCAAGGAGTTAAAACCAACCATACGGGCGTTGGTATCTTTAAGGTACTGGAGGAAGGCAACGATCTCTTTTGAATCATTGCGCCAGTCGCTAATCTCGAACGCCCAGCGAAACGGTGCTTCTGCATGTTCCACCGCCAGCGTGAAGATGTTGGGGTAGGTTTCGATGTCAAATACATAGTCATTACTCATTACGATTACTCAGTTAGGTGGGGGTCACGCGAGGCTGTAGCTCCGAAATGGATTCGCGCTTCCCCCGATTTCTTTACTGACCGCCTAAGAATGAAGGCAAGCCCGCAAACGGCGCAGCAGGCATCGCAGGCGCACCTTGAGGCGCAGCAGCGAACATTCCAGCAGGAGCACCCGCAACCGCACCGAATAACCCAGACGCATCAACGGCCCCTTCACCAAATGCAGTATCGTCACCAGCAAATTGAACAGCGATCAAATCGCAACGGATGCCGCGACCATGCTTGTTCTCTTGCAACCAAGGTTTGATGGCCGCATTCACACGGCAACCACCGTACATCTTGCGGGCCAGTTGTTGAAACGCCATCGTGTTCGCTGGGTCGATGGGTGTGCCATCGGCTTGGATCATCTGTGGCGCGTTGTCACGACCAGCAGTGATGAACACGTTACCGGCGTAGCCATCGTAGGGTTGGAAAGTCTTTTTGTTGACCTTCTCTGAACCCATACCAAAGCAGCGCAGCTTGCGATCTTGCTGAATCATGCCCATGACGGTCTGAGCGTGTTCTTTCCACTTCTCCAAGGCCATCGCGCCGTACTTCTGCATGAACTGCTGAAACCCAGCGTGATCTTGCGGCATGAGGAACTCGCAGTTGTAAGAGATGCGCTCTTTACCGGTCTGCTCGTTCACTTGACGCTGTGGTTCAGCGAGGTGAGGGAAAGACAGACGGACGTTTGACAAGAAAATAATATCGGACATTACATTTACTCCAGTTGATTTACATGAGCCACGAGGGCAAGGATTCCACAGCGGGTGCTGCTTCTACTGCACTGAACATCGGTGCAGCATTGGTGATGACAGCCGGGCGGCTATCAGATTCGGGGGCCACAGTGATCTTGCCTGCCATCTTCACGACATACTCTTGATCCATGCGCTTGAGTTGACGGTCTGTGAGTTGAACCTTCGTGCCGTCCTTCTTTTCCCACACCAGCTTCTCAGCCTTCGCGGGGGTCACGAGTTTGGTTTCATAGACGCTGCCCTTGGGGATGCCCATCTTCGTCAGCTTCTCGGCCATCTCAGCTTCAGGCAGTGCCCAAGCGCGAGAGCCGCGACCATTGACAAGTTTGAGTCCGGGGATTGTTTGACCTGCTTGCATACGGCGCAGTGCTTCAGCTTCAACACCTTCAAGGAGTTGGCGCATCAATGGGGCTGCTTCCATGATCTGTGCGATCTGTGCGTCATCCATTGCGGATGGGTCTTTGTCGGCAGATTGCTGCGCGACGTCGAGTGTTTGATTTACTACTGGCTGGAACATGATTCCGACCTCCTTCATTACGTTACTTGCCAGCGCGGCACAGGAGCCTTTAGCGCGACAAAATTTACATTGACCTTCACCCGGTACAAGCGGTGCATCTGGTTTGTCAGTTGCAGCAGCTTGGGTGATGATTGTACCCATGTTGTCCAACAGTGACCTTACAGTGACCGTGTGCGAAGTGATCGCAGGCATACCACGCAGCGCCAGCTTGGGCTGAATGATCGTCATCTTCACAAACTCAAAAGGATAGACACCATTAACGGGCAGCTTGTAGCCTGCCAACACACCATAGGCGTATTGTTCAAGCTGCATGTTGCCTTCGGCGCTAACGATGCCCATACCATCTTTATAGTCGATCAACTCAAGTGTGTCACCACCCGTGATCTGAATGTCAACTGTGCCCGACAAGTCTTTGCGACCCAGCAGGTGATCGGGGTCCACACGGGTCTCGGTGAGAACTGTGGGGAAGTGACCCGACTGGATGATCTCAACAACACGCGATGTGATGTAGTCATAAGCAATCTTGACTCGTTCGGCGCGGGATGCGTCAACAACAAACTCACCTTCGTGATCTGTCAAGGTCAGCCCGATGAACGCAGACGGTTCAACAGGGTCACCTTTGAAGCATTGCTCCAGCAGTGTGTGGCTGTGCGTCCCATCGATGGCGGCAGGGCCACCACCTTGGTCGGGGTACTTGGCTTCCTCACGAATCGAGCCGGGGCACAAGGCCCAGCGGCTGCGCTTCGATGGGGACAGCATAGCGTGGCCGCTCATGATCAAGCCTTCAGTGCTTCAATGCCTGCGAACAAAGAACCGTAGTGCTCTGGCTTCACGTCGTTGATGTTGGCATAACCGAGTTGTGTCAGCACAGCTTGAATGCTTGCGCCTTTTTGTGGGCCAAGGGCTTTGTATGCGCTCATGACGTAATCGATCAGACCTTTGCCGTCAGTGAACGGTGCGCCACCAACAGGTGCGGGTGCGGCTACGGGTGCCACAAATGTGGGTGCTGCGGGCATCACAGGTGCTGGCGCGGCAACAGGGGCAGCGGCAACAACGGGTGCTGGGGCAGCCACAGGTGCGGCCACTTGTGCAACAGGTGCTGCTGGTGCTACATTGCTGGACTCCAATTTCGCAGTGAGTGCGATCACGGCTTGGGTCAGGGCTTCAATTTTAATTTCGAGTGACATACAAAGATTCCTTTACGTTTACAGGGGGTTGAATTGTGAGGCGGTCTTCATTGAACGCCTCGATGATTTCACGAAGGACTTCAGACGGTTGCCCGAACTTCCGAACCTTGGTGTGAAATTTGGTGTGTGTCTTGTCAGTCACTCGGACTACAAGAAACTTGGATTTGATTTTTGGAATTGCCATGACAAAATAAATTTTGGTTGCGTTGCACGAAGTATAACATCATCTGCTACACTTGCGTCAACGGTTTCAAAAATATTTTTCAAAAAGAAAGCCCCGGTGGTAAGACCGAGGCTTAAAGGAGGTATCAACCCATGAACAAACAAACAAATGGCAATATGCTTGTCGAGGCGATTATATGAGCGTAGTTTCTACCGTGCAACAACACCCCGCCTCAGTAGACGCCTATATCAGACACGGCTGGAACCTTGTGCCGATCCCCATGGGAACCAAGGGTCCACGCACACCGGGCTGGAATCTCAAAGCCAACGCGCTCAAGTCCCAGACTGACCTGCCACACGGCTACGGCATCGGCTTGGCCCATGCCTACAGCGGCACGATGGCACTCGACATTGACGAGTGGGAAAGCACCGCTGTTGCGCTAAAGCAACACGGCATTGATCTGCAAGCACTCTATGACGCCAACGATGCGGTGATCGTAGACAGTGGCCGCGCAGGTCACGGCAAGCTGCTGTACGCGATGCCCTTCGGGCTGGCGCTCCCCTCAAAGAAGATCATCATCAATGGCTTGACTGCCTACGAGTTGCGCTGTGCCACGGCCAACGGCCTCACGGTGCAGGATGTGCTGCCCCCATCAATCCACCCCGACACCATGCAGCCCTACCGCTGGGCGGGTCGAGGTCATTGGATGCGCCTGCCCACCATCCCCCAGCCGATTCTCGACTTGTGGCAGTCCATGCTCGATGCCGACAAGATTCGCGCCATTGGCACGGGCGGCACGGTTGACGCATCGTGGGAAGAGATTCGCCAAGCTGTCGAGTCCATCCCCGCTGACTGCACCCGCGAAGAGTGGGTCAACGTGGGCATGGCCCTGCACTGGGCGGGCAACCAAACCAACCAACTCGATCAGGCGCTGGCGCTTTGGAATGAGTGGTCCATGCAGTCGGCCACCAAGTACCCCGGCGAAGGTGGCATGATCACGCAGTGGGCCAGCTTCAGATCGGACAAGGCCACAGCGGTCAAGCTGGGCACACTCTTTCACATTGCCAAGCAACACGGCTGGCAGCGCCCCCTGCCCGATGCTGCTGCCCTTTTCTCAGCCGTAGCCGGTGCGCCCACCGAGCCGGTTCATCTCACCACCAGCCTTCGACCCGCAGCCCCTGAAATGGACATGTCGGTATGGCCCAGCATCTTGAGCACTCGCGCACAAGAAATTTCAGATAGCGTGGGCTGTGACCCTTTGGTTCCTTTGTTTGCCGGACTCTCTGCGGTCTGCGGTGTGGTAGATGCCCAGATGCGCCTTGAGTTGATGCCGGGCTTTAAGGTTCCCCCAGTTCTCTGGTTGATGACCTTGGGCGATCCGGCAGACAAGAAATCCCCCGGCTCACGCCCCATGCTGGCCCCACTCAAGAATATCGAACTCGAAGATCGTCCACGCTACGGCAAAGAGTTGATGGACTGGGAGGGTAAAGAGGCAGCACACGCTGCGGCCAAGAAGGGTTTCCTTGAGTGGAGCGCCACGCCTGACGCGATGCTGGGCGGCGATGCCCCAGCAGTGCCCGACCTACCCGCGCAGCCCGTGCCCTTGAAGATCACGGTGTCGGACATCACGAGTCAGAAGCTGGTAAGGTCTGCGGCAGAGCGCCCACGGGGTCTGCTGTGCTACCTCGACGAGATGAACTCGTGGATCAAGAAGATGACCGACAAGACCAGCGGCGAGGATCGTTCGGCATGGGTTGTCAGCTATGAGTCAGAACCCTATGAGATGGACCGAGTGGGTGCTGGCGCGATTCACGCCGACAACTTGGCCGTGTCGATCTACGGCAACATCCAGCCCCGAGTGTTCAAAGATAGTTTGGCGAGTCTGTCAAGTGACGGCCTGCTCCAGCGATTTATCCCCGCCATCTTGCGCGGGCACAAGACACGCCTTGGCAACCCCATCCCTGAATATTTGACGAGTGCTGCCGCATGGGAGAACACGCTGCGCTTGGTCTACGCCATGCCACCGATGACCTACAAACTGAGTCCCGAGGCGTTTGTGGCGTTCCGTGAGTTCCAGTCATGGTACGAAGAGGCCAAGCAGGACGAGCGGCTGCTGCTGTCCAATGAGACATTCATGACGGCATTCGGCAAACTCGAAGGTACTGCTGGCCGATTGATTCTGTTGTTCCATGTGATGGAGAACCCATTCAGTCCGACAGTCGATGTGGCCGTGGTGCATCGCGTGGTGCAGTTGGTCAAGTCCTACATCATCCCAGCGTTTCGCTACGCCTTGGGTGAAGTGGCCGGTGTGGACATCTTCGATCAGTGGGTGGCCGACTACATCATCCAGCACTACGACAAAGGACACATGACCTTGAGCGATCTGAAGCGCGGCGCGCGCAGGCAGCTTGAGGGCAAGACATCGTGGATTCAAGATCAAATGGTGCTGGGGGCTATGCACACGTTGGAACAAGCAAGTTGGGTGCTTCGTACCGATGACGGCAGCAAGGAACACATGCACATTGCCGAGTGGGTCATCAACCCTGCACTGGGTGAGAAGTTTGCAGAGCATCGCAAGCGCGTGATTCTGGTCAAGCAGCGCCAGCGGGAAGAGATGTACCGCTTGTCACCAAAGCCGGTGAAGCCGGTCAAGGGGTACAGTCCAGACATGGACGAATGAAAAAGGGGCCAGCGGCCCCTTTTTAGTTGAAGAACATGACCAAAACGATCATGAGGGCAGCGAAGCCCAGTAGGTCTTCCATGATGTCATCCATTGTTCTTCTCCTTGAGTTTGGTGTCAATCTTCATTGCCTCGGTCAACACAATCTCCAGCGATGAGCCGCACACCTTGTGAAAGCCAATCGGAGTTTCTGGATACCACTGAATCGTCCAGCAGTCATCGGTGTCGATACACTTTTGCATATCCTCTGGCGACACAAAGTCATCTGGGTGGTATGCGGGATGGCTGCCCTCGATGTATTGCTTGACGGTCTCGTACACGTCTTTGTGCTCGTTGTGAATGATGTAGAGGCCGGCCTTGTGGTTTGGTAGGTTCATGCTTCACCTTTAATGCCGTGGGCGGCTTCAATGGCTCGGGCAAATGTATATAGCCGTGTGCCATAGGCGTTAACACCTTCAAGGATTGCGCCTATCTCCTCATCCGTCAGCGGCTTGCGCTGTGGTGGGGTGGTGTTGTAAATATGATCTATCAACTCTAACCATTGCTGACCGATGGCTTCGGATCGTTGCTCTATCTGTTTCAAGTTGTCGTGAAGTTCATCACCCATTGTTGTTCTCCTTGAGTTTGGCTTCGATTGCTCTACCCTTAAACAGTTCTTTGTCACCATCCCGCAACAATCACACCACCAAACGTCAATGTTTTCAGGGGTTTGATCTTTTACAAAAGCAACCCAACCCTCGATCATGTTGTCAACCAGATACGCTTTTTGATTCCACACCCAGCCGATTTTGCGATAGCCATCGGTTTCAGTTTTATCGTAAAGAGGCACTGGTCTATGCCACCAACGAAGGTGAATGACTCTAAACCTTGAGTTGAATTTCATTTTGTTTGAGGGTTTCAATTTAAAAAACATAAGGGTGCCTCTGGTAGTTGTTGACGCTGCTGGGCAGCATATTCTTTGATCTGCTGGGGTGTCCACGGTATAGGCGGGCACGGTGGAAAAGGCCAGTTGCTGTTCATGACTCAATCCGTTTCAGTTTGGGCAGGGGTGCCCAGTGGGTGTAAAAGTCCTCTTTGCCGTGATAAGTCCCGTACATTGCGACACCGCCACGGCCTAGCAGTTGCACCTTGGCCCCACGGGGGCAGGTGTCGATGGGTTGCCAGAAATAGTCACGATCAACGGCCACAGTGCCGGACTTGTCGAGGGTGACGTTCAAGGCTGCATCGAGTTCTTTGAATGCGGTGTCGGTAATTCCGCACCATGGGCATTTCTGGTTGATGGACATGACCAAACTCAAATTGGTTTTGAAACTTGGTCGATGGCCTTGACTCGTTTGGCTTTTGTTTTGGCCTCGGGTATCAGGTGCGCGTGAATCGCGGGGGCCAATGTGGAAATCAAATCCAAAACGTCAAGAAGGCGAATCGTGGCCGAACTGGGTGCGCGTTCGCCCGCTAACCATTTGCGAATCGTGGGCATAGGTACACCGAGATATTCAGCGGTTTGTGTGTCGTTCAAGTTGAGGCGTTCGCCAATGGCGCGAACACGGGCGGCGAATTGGGCGTTTTGGCGGGGTTTTTTAGTTGGCATAGGGGTTGGCATGGGTTCAAGGTTTTAGGGGTCAAAAAAGCCCCCAGCGTTGAAGCTGGGGGTGCTGGGTTAAGGGGCGCGCGTGGTTATAGGTCAATCACGGCGGCGATTAGGTAGGCAACGGCAACGGCAACGAGTGCAACGATCATGCGGCAACCCTTCTAGCCTCGGCGCGGCCTTGTTCGATTAGGCGGCGCGCCTCGGGTTGGTCTGTACTGTGTTCACTGGATAACATAGCCCGAAGGGTGTACGCCACGGCGCGGGCTTTGTCTGGGTTTGTGGCGCGTTCATATTTGCGCCCTTGTTCGATGTATTCCGATTCTGTGTGGTTCATGAGTCAAGCCCTTTCGTTAGGCAAATTTGATTGCATCCGTTTTCACGGATTGTGTGGCGCTCATAGGTTATGCGCCCTTCGGCTTGAACAAATTCATATTCCCGAACCTCCACTAAGTCCGGCCCATCGTCTAACTCATAATCAATCACGAAATATCGGACGGGGATTAGGTTTTCAGCTTTTTCGGTCAAGGCGTCCCGTTCGCGCTCCACGTCATCCAGTGCGCCTAACAGTTTGGCGGTCTCGGTGAAACCCTCGGCATAGGCGAGGCGTTCGCGTTCTTCGATTGTCATTGTGTGAATGTTCATGGTGTTTTGTCCTTTTGGTTAATCTTTGGCGAATGATGCTTTGAATTCGCGCCACGGTTGCATCCGCTTTGCGTCTGCTAAGGCGTCACGGCATGTTTTAAATGCGTTTGTGCTCCACGCATAGAAATAGCCCTTTTCCTTTTCGTTCCAGTGCCAAACGTGAATTTTGCGTGAGTAAACTTTGAAATCGGTTTTCATTGGGTCATCCCCTTAAAAGTCACGATACACAAAGCCGCCGGAAACTTCACCAATAAGGGCGCCGTTATCTTCGAGGTGTTCGCGCACCCGTTCGGCCTTTTCTTCATCGTCTTCGCAGTCTTCGAGGTCAATCGAATAGTTCGCGGCAATGTTTTCCGTGGTGTCTTCGCCAAAGTCGCAGCAAAGGGCAATCACATCCAGTTCGAGTTCTTCGCCACAATCTTCTTCGTATTGTTCGAGATAGTCCCAAAGAACCTTCGCGCCTTCATAGCTGAAATTGTCCAAACGGTCATAGGCGCGGAATGCGTCACGGAAATCGGAAAAAGTTACAGTTTGTTTCATAGTGTGCTCCAGTGGGTTACGTTTACGGGTTACAGACAAAAAGCGAGAAAAGTCAGCGCGTACATCAAGGCAGCGAAGCCAAACGCACCGGCAATGACAGTCAGCGGGCGAGGTTCGCGGCGCTCAATCGGCGCGGGGTGCAAATCGATATAGTGCAAAGCGTGGTTTGAATGTTTCATAGTTCGGGTTCCTTTTACGTTTACGGGTTAAGCGATAAATTCAGGGTGGTTTGTCACGCCCCAAGCTGCGGCGAGTTCACGAAGTGTGGCGGCGCTCTTTTGGGTACGGGCTGCGCGAATCAGGCTTGACACTGCGCGGGCTACATAGTCAGCGCCCAAACCGGCGGCGCGGTAGGCTTCGATTCGTGCGACTTCTTTTGTTTCGGACTTGTTCATTACATTTACTCCTTGTTAAGATGTACCCAGTGTATCACATATTTGTCCACTGGGTCACATTGTCAACAATTATTTTCTAGGTGCTTACCCTAACCCAGTGGGTTAAGTCCCAAAGATAAATTGAAACGGGCTTTCTCCCGCGCTGCGTCACGTTCGGCAACCGTTGCGAAGTAGCCCAAATGCACCACGCGCCCGCCCACACGAATCAAAGCGCGAAACGGCTTCTTATCGGCCCGTGGCGCGCGCTTCACCATCTCACCAGTTCGCAACCAGTGCAGCACAATCGAAGCGGAAACCACGCGCCCCTCGAATGTCACGCGCCCACCGCAAAGCGTCTCAATCGAAGTATTCCATTTACCACCGGCATTCTGGTGCTCCCACGTCTCCAAACGCTTCAAGCGCCCGTCACGCTCCACATATTCAAAGGCAACGCAACGAGGTGCAGGGAATCGGATTCGCGCAACCTTCGCGGGTTCTTCGGGTTTTTCAATCTCAATCGGTTCAATCGGTTCGGGCTTCGCGGGTTTCAACAAGTCGCGAAGCTCGGCGTCTGTCATTTGTTCGATAAAGTCGAAGTCAACGCCCGATGCTTTGATGCTCGGCAACTCCCAAACCAAATCCTCTAATTCTGTGCGTGTCATTGTGTTCCCCTTTTGTCAATGTTTCCATGTTACCACAATTCTGCAATGATGTGACACTGTGACTTATAAAGAGGGATAATGATTTTAGGATTCTGGGATTTCTTGTGCTTTTTAAAAAGTCGTAGATCAAAACCCTCGCCCGCGCGGAATCACATTGGCGCAGCGTTGCAGAAATGCGGTAACACACGCAACATTCACTGACTAATTGACCCAGTGCATCAAAAAGGCCAAAGGCCATCACTTGACCCACTGGACGCCTAACCCATTGGGTTGAATGGTGCGATGGATTGCGCCTTGCACCTAGTCCACTGGGTCAATGCGTCACTGATTCGTGCTGCGTGACGCCGTGACTCAGGCACAGCCAAGCATTCCGGATTCTGGTTGGGTGGGGTACCCGAGGGCCGAGCGATGGGCCACGACGGCGGCGAGGTCATGGAAACAAATTTTTAATTTTTTCATAGAACCCCTACCCCACTGTATCCATCTATCCTTTCCACACCAAACATGCTAGACTCAGCGCCACTATGGACACACAAAGCAACTCCGTAGGCACGGCCACTGCCAGTGAAATCGTATTGCCCAACTGGCTCACCGTGCCTGACCCAGCGCCACACAAACCATCTCGTGAGGTGAAAGCACTCGCGTTGGTTCAATTTGAATCAGCGTTCCCCAAAATCCTTGAACGCATCTATTCGGGCAGCACATTGCAAGCCGCGATTGAGGATGACTTTCGAGAACTCGACAGCGGCGCATTCCTTCGGTGGATCAAAAAAGACCCCGAGCGCCATGGCCTGTACAAAGAGGCCAAAGAAATTCGCACCGAGGCGTGGGCGGGCAAGATCATCGAACACGCTGTCGCATCGGACTCAGCCGAGGACGTGCAGCGATCCAAACTGATCGTGGACACATATAAGTGGCTGATGGCCTCGGACAACAGGAAGACCTACGGCGACACCAAGCAGATTGACTTCGGTGGGACCATCTCGATCACGGCTGCGCTTGAACAGGCCAGAAGTCGTGTGATTGAGGCCGAGGTGATTGAATACAAGGACACAGATGCAGAAGCCTAAATATTCGGCAGAGGAAGAACAACTGCTCATGGCCCAGTTGTGGTCGTCGCAATTGAAGGATGACCTTGAGTCGTTCGTGTTATTCGCGTTCCCTTGGGGCGTGGCGGGCACACCGCTTGAGAAGTTCACGGGGCCAAGGAAGTGGCAACGCCAAGTGCTGCGTGACATTTCCGAACACATCAAAGCCAACAGTGGGCAGCTTGAGATGTCGGCGTTGCAGGAAGCCATCGCCTCGGGTCGCGGGATCGGGAAGTCGGCGCTGGTGTCTTGGCTGATCCTGTGGATGCTCACCACTCGTATAGGCTCAACTGTCACAGTCTCGGCCAACAGCGAGAACCAGTTGAGAACGGTCACTTGGGGTGAGTTGACCAAATGGTCCACCATGGCGATCAACTCGCACTGGTGGGAGATCAGCGCCACGAAGCTGGTGCCCGCGCAGTGGCTGACCGAACTCGTCGAGCGTGATCTGAAGAAGGGTACGCGCTACTGGGCTGCCGAGGGTAAGCTGTGGAGCGAAGAGAACCCAGACGCCTACGCCGGTACGCACAACATGGACGGCATGATGGTGATCTTTGACGAGGCGTCCGGTATTCCCGATGCGATCTGGTCAGTGGCCGACGGCTTCTTTACAGAGAACATCTTGGACCGGTACTTTTTGGCGTTCTCCAACGGTCGTCGCAACACGGGGTACTTTTTCGAGTGTTTCCACGCCAAGCGGAACTTTTGGAAAGGTCGCCAGATCGATGCGCGCACGGTCGAAGGCACAGACAAAAAGGTCTACGAGAAGATCATCGAGGAATACGGCGAAGACTCAGACCAAGCCCGAGTCGAGGTGTACGGTGAGTTTCCCAAGAGCGGGGAAGATCAGTTCATTTCGCCCATGGTGGTCGAAGATGCGTTCAAACGCGAGAAGTACAAAGACCTGACCGCGCCGATTGTGATTGGCGTGGACCCAGCGCGCGGTGGTATGGACTCCACAGTCATCGTGGTGCGCCAAGGGCGTGACCTGATCGCCATCAAACGCTTCAAAGGCGACGACACCATGACCACGGTGGGCAACGTGATCGACGCCATTGAGGAATACAAGCCCGTTTTGACCGTGATCGACGAAGGTGGTCTGGGCTACGGGATTCTTGACCGGCTGACCGAGCAGCGGTACAAGGTGCGCGGTGTGAACTTTGCGTGGAAATCAAAGAATCCGATTATGTGGGGCAACAAGCGGGCTGAAATGTGGGGTTCGATGCGAGATTGGCTCAAAACAGCCTCGATTCCGACCGACCGACAGCTAAAAGCCGACCTCGTTGGCCCCATGAAGAAGCCCAATTCGGCGGGCACGATCTTCTTGGAGGGGAAAAAGGAGATGAAAGCGCGTGGTTTGGCCTCTCCGGACGCTGCCGATGCGCTGGCCGTAACTTTTGCTTTCCCTGTTGCACATCGTGAGTACAATGATCGCACCGTTCGCCGGGTCTATGCCGGTGGCGCAGGTGTCGCAACTTCTTGGATGGGTTCCTAAATGAGTCTCAAGGCAAATCAAAATTGTGTCATCATCGAACCCGATGTTGAAAAGCACGAATTGTTCATCATTCCACCCGGCGACAAGTGCGAAACCGGGATTGTGATCGCAATTGGTCCAGATTGTGTGGACGTGAAGGTGGGTGACAACGTATACTTTGGCGTGGGTCAAGAATTTAAGCACGACGGTAAAGAATACATCGTCATGCGCGAACCCCACATCTTAGGAGTCTTGGAACATGAGTGACCCAACAGGAATGGTTGCCGCTGCTGCGGTGGCCGAGGGCGGTAAGCCCAAGAATAGCGCATCCGACATTCTATCGACTGCCCGATCACGACTTGATCTGGCGATGTCTGCACTGTCAGAGTCGCGTGAAGACGAAATTGACGACCTGCGTTTCTACGCCGGTTCACCCGACAACCAATGGCAGTGGCCCTCCGATGTGCTGGCTACCCGTGGCGCGGTGCAGGGTCAATCGATCAACGCCCGCCCCACACTGACCATCAACAAGCTGCCCCAGCACGTTCGCCAAGTCACAAACGACATGCGCCAGAACCGCCCCGGCGCTAAAGTGATTCCCGTGGACGACAAGGCTGACATCAAAGTCGCTGAAATCTTCAACGGCATGATTCGCCACATCGAGTACATCTCCGATGCTGACGTGGCCTACGACACAGCTTGCGAGAACCAAGTTGCCTACGGTGAAGGCTATTTGCGCCTGTTGACCGAGTATTGCGACGACGACACATTCAACCAAGACATCAAAATTGGCCGTGTTCGCAACAGTTTCTCGGTCTACATGGACCCAACGATCCAAGACCCAACTGGCGCAGACGCCAAGTGGTGCTTTGTGACCGAGGACGTGACCAAAGCTGATTATGAGCGCATGTACCCTAATGCAGCGCCGGTCAGCACCTTGCAGTCATTGGGCGTTGGCGACCAGTCGATCAGCAATTGGCTGAACGAAGACACAATTCGCATCGCAGACTATTACTACATCGACTACGACCGAGCAACGCTCAATTTGTACCCCGGCAACGCGACTGCGTTTGAGGGCACACCCGAGGACAAGTCCTTGCGCGAAGCCTACGGCAAGCCCAAGCGTTCTCGTTTGGCAGATCGCCCCCGTGTGCGCTACTGCAAGATCAACGGCTACGAAATCCTCGAGCAGCGCGAATGGGCTGGTAAATGGATTCCCGTGATTCGCATTGTCGGCAACGAATTTGAAGTCGATGGTCGCTTGTATGTCTCCGGCTTGGTCCGTAACGCCAAAGATGCCCAGCGCATGTACAACTACTGGGTTTCGCAAGAAGCCGAGATGTTGGCCTTGGCCCCCAAAGCGCCGTTCATCGGCTACGGTGGTCAATTTGAAGGCTACGAAGACAAATGGAAGACGGCCAACACAAATAACTGGCCGTATTTGGAAGTCAACCCAGATGTGACCGATGGTCAGGGCAACGCATTGGCATTGCCCCAGCGCGCGCAGCCACCAATGGCTTCAAGCGGCTTGCTGCAAGCCAAAGCTGGCGCATCTGAGGACATCAAGTCCACGACTGGTCAATACAACGCATCGTTGGGTCAAGGCGGCAACGAACGCTCTGGCAAGGCCATCATGGCGCGCCAGCGTGAAGGCGACGTGGGCACATACCACTACGGTGACAACCTGACTCGTGGTGTGCGCCACATTGCCCGTCAATTGGTCGATCTGATCCCCAAAATCTATGACACCCAGCGCATCGCCCGAATCATCGGCGAAGATGGCGAGACATCGATGGCGAAAATCGATCCAGAGCAAACCGTGCCAATGCGCGAAGTGCGTGATGCCCAAGGCATTGTGATTGACACCATCTACAACCCCGGTGTGGGCAAGTACGATGTCGTGGCAACCACTGGTCCCGGCTACGCTACCAAGCGCCAAGAGGCATTGGAGGCCATGGGCCAATTGCTGCAAGGCAATCCTGAATTGTGGAAAGTGGCCGGTGACTTGTTCGTCAAGAACATGGATTGGCCCGGCGCGCAGGAAATGTCTGCCCGCTTCAAGAAGACAATTGATCCCAAGATTCTCAGCGACGATCAAAAGCCGCCAGAATTGCAGGCTGCCGAGCAACAGATTCAGGCCATGGGTCAGCAAATAGACCAATTGGTCGGAATGCTCGACAACGTGCAGAATTCAGAGATCGCCCGTACCAACGAGATCAAAGAGTTTGAAGCCATGATCAAGGCGTATGGTGCCGAAACACAGCGCATCTCTGCTGTTCAGGCCAGCATGTCGCCCGAGCAAATCCAAGACATTGTGCTGGGCACAATCCACGGCATGATCACCAGCGGTGACATGGTTGGCGAAATGCCGGGCCGTGAGACCCCACAAGAGAACATGGGTGAGATGGGCGGTATGCCACCTCAACAACCTCCAATGATGGGTGGTGAAATGCCACCGCAAGCACCAATGATGGGAGCGCCGGTATGAGTAAATGCAAATGTGCCGACTTTATAGGCGAATTGTTCTTGGCCCGAGATGTGGCGCACAGCGTCCATCTCAACACCCGCAGCTTCTCCAAGCACATGGCACTCAACACGTTCTATGATGAAGTGATCGAGCTGGCCGACGGGTTTGCTGAAGCCTACCAAGGCCGTCATGGCCTGATTGGCCCGATCTCTTTGATGTCGGCCAAGAAGACCACCAACATCATCGAATTCCTTGAAACATCACTGGCCGACATCGAAAAGATGCGCTACGAGTTCATTGACAAAACCGACTCAGCACTTCAAAATTTAATCGACGGGATCATTGAGTTGTATCTGAGCACCCTCTACAAACTGAAGTTCTTAGCATGAGCCAAATCATCCCCCAGTCCCACTTTGGCAAGACCGAGCCTTACGAAATTCAGGTGGCTGCGGGAGTGATCCCAAACGCCCGCTCAATTTTCAGATCAGCATACTCAAATGTGCTGGCGTCACCAAACACCTACATGGTGTGGAATTTGGCGCGTAGCTACACGTTTCCCGCATCTGCCAGCACAATGACTGTTTCCAGTTCAAGCGCCTCGGACACCGCTCAAACGGTGTTAGTGCAGGGTTTGGATACGAACTACAACGAAATCTCTGAGGTCGTTGCGCTGAATGGTCAAACTGGTGTGAGCACCGTGCGCTCGTACAAGCGGATCAACGACCTGATCGTGATTGCTGATGGGGCCGTGGGCAACATCTACATCGGTACAGGCACTGTGACTGCGGGCGTCCCCGCCAACGTCTACAACTTCATCTACGCTGGTGACAATTTGTCGCACACTGCGGTCTACACCGTGCCCGCTGGGTACACGTTGCTGCTCCAAGGTGGTAGTTTGTCGTCATTCACGGTGAACTCAAACAAACAAGTGACCGTGAACTACTATTCGCAATCTAACGGTGTTCGATATTTGAACGCTGGCATCATTGCGGTCAGCGGGTTTCAACACTACCCGTACACACCACCTGTTGCGATTCCTCAAAGAACAGACATTTTTGATTTCGCCACAACAAGCGACACCTCCAGTTCGGTGGTGGTCAACTTGAGTGGAATTTTGATGAAAAATGAAACGCCGTGACCTTGTGCAATAATCGCAAGTAATGGTATATTTAAGGCATAAGGAGCCTGTATGGAACTTTTAAATCCTCTAGCCGATGTGGGATTCCCCGCTGCAACTGTTGCCTACACTGGCACAGCAGGCTCTACTGGCACATGGAATGCCGGTCCTCAAGGTGTCGTGATCTGGGCAACCACTCCCTGCTACGTTGTAGTGGGTGAAGGTGTTACAGCTACCACGGCAAGCACACCGATTCCCGCATTCACACCAATTCCTTTCAAAGTGCCCGGTGGCACTGGTGCTCCTTGGCGCGTGAGCGCGATCCAAGTCGCAGCAGGTGGATCGATTTACTGCAAACCGGTAAATATTCAATGAGTTTCGGGGTCGCTCTCAGAAATGCCGTATCAATCGGGCTTGGCGGCATCGCCACGCTTTTTTCGGGCACGATTGACAACAGCTTGACAGTGGATAATCTGCTGACTGAATCTGGAGCGAACCTTGTTCAAGAAAATGGCGACTACATCCTTTTGGAGTGATTAAATGGCTGACTTAAAAATTTCTCAGTTGCCCGCAGCAACGACCCCGCTTGCAGGCTCCGAAGTCCTGCCAATCGTTCAATCGGGCAGCACTGTTCAAGTGTCGGTTGATAACTTGACTACTGGTAAAGCTGTATCGGCAACAAGTCTGACAGCGACTACGGTTACCGCTACAACAGTCAACGGCACGACTTTTGATACCAACGTGGCCGCAGCCGGTGTGACCTTGGCTGGCACTACATTGGCCGCTGATGGTACTGACACAAACATCGATGTGACCATTACCCCAAAAGGTAGCGGGGTTGTAACGACAGGTAAAACTTACACGGATGCTTACGGTAAGGTTCGTGCAATTCCTCAGTCTGGCTCGGCCAAGACAACCAGCTACGCATTAGCAACAACTGATGTGGGCCAATTTATTGAAATTGGTAGCGGTGGTTCGATCACAATCCCCAACGCCACATTTTCGGCTGGCGATGCCATATCGTTGTTCAACAACACAACTGGCTCAATTACCGTCACCTGTACGATTACAACTGCTTACAAAGCAGGCACTGATTCAGATCAAGCCACTGTGACCTTGCAAACGCGAGGTGTTGCGACAATTTTGTTCATCAGTGGTACTGTTTGCGTAATTTCAGGAAACTTAGCATGAGCGGGATCATGATGCTTATATCTGCTACCTCTAGCAGTGTAGTGCCCAGTCAGCAAGCATACACAACAGCGGGCACATATTCTTGGGTTGCTCCAACCGGCGTAACTTCTGTTTCAGCAGTCGCAGTTGGTAGCGGTGCCGAAGTTGGCGCAGGTGCTTTGAGATACAAAAATAACATTTCTACAACACCTGGGAGTTCTTACACAGTTGTTGTTGGAGCCGCAGGTACTGGCTCAAATGGAAACAACAGTTATTTTGTAAACACAACAACACTATTGGCAAAAGGTGCGGGTCAATCAACTACACAGTATGGTGATGGTGGCGGTTGTAGCGGAACAGCATCTGGAAACGGCGGTGGTGCTGGTGCAGGTGGATATTCTGGCAACGGCGGCAACGGCGGCGGTAATAACTCTAACGGCACCGCTGGTTCTGGCGGCGGCGGCGGCGGCGGCGCTACGATTGGCACCGTTGGTGGATGCTGTGGTTGGTATGGCGGCGGCGGCGGCGGCGTAGGCATTCTTGGAGAAGGATCAAGCGGTGCTGGCGGTGTTAGATCAGGAGGCATTACTGCGGGCGGCGGCGGCGGCGGTTCTGGAGGCGCAAATGGAACTTCCACTAATAGCGGCGGTAAAGCAGGCGGCGCGTATGGTGGTGGTTTAGGTAACGGCTCAAGTGGGAGCACAGGAACAGGCGGCGTAGGTGCGGTTCGAATTATTTGGCCCGCATCTAGCCGTTCATTCCCCTCAACCAATACGGGCGACCTGTAAGTAGGAAACAACATGAAACTTTACATCCAAGTTGAAAATGACCTTCCTATCAATCATCCCGCACTTGAAGATAATTTGATTCAAGCGTTTGGGTCAGTCCCTTCGGGCTGGGAAGAATTTGTGCGTGTTGAGCACCCAACTCCAAGCGTTTACCAAATTATGGATTCTGATACACCCACATATGAAAAAGTGGATGGTGTTTGGACGGACGTGTGGGCAATTCGTGAGATGACAACGCAAGAAAAAGCCGCAAAGCAGCAAGCTGTTCGTGATGCATTTAATGCCCGTGAATACGCCTCGAATTGGTCAGCATGGGTTTTTGATGAAGCCATTTGCAAAATGGTACCCCCAACTCCTCGCCCTGATCCAGTTGAAGGCACTATCGTGTTTTGGTGCGGTGCGGACAATGATTGGAAACAAGCGCCAGCGTATCCTGTTGACGGAGGTCAATACAAATTTGATTTCTTTGCTTGGGATTGGGTTGCTGCCTGATTACACTAGTAGCCCAATCAACTAAGAGAAAATCATGGCTACAACTACCAAAAAGAAAGCAAAGAAACAAGTGTGCAAAGCCGCTGAGTCAGTGGCCGAAGTTGTTCAAAACACGCAGCTTGAAATTGCACACCATTTTCCGTGTCCAATTTATTTGATTCAGCGCCCTGATTTTTTGGATGTTGTCAACACGGTTTCTGAAGAAGCATTGGATGTTTCTCGTAAAGAACGCGAACTTGACGACATTTACCCTGTCTACATGAGCGGCAACTACTACGCTGACCCTCGTATGGCTAAGTTTTCTGAGTTTGTCGGTGCGACTGCTTGGAACATCCTCAATGAGCAGGGCTACGCCATGCAAGACAAGGTGGTCACATTTATGGAAATGTGGACGCAAGAGCATCACAAGCACTCCGCAATGGATGCACATGTACATGGGTTTGGATCGCAAATTGTTGGCTTTTACTTTCTTGAGACACCAGAAAACGGGTCCCGTGTCGTATTTCATGACCCTCGTGCAGCTAAAGTGCAAATTGATTTGCCAGAGCAAGATCGAAGCCTAGCGACCCCTGCCAGCAAAATGATCAATTTCGAGCCAAAGCCCGGTATGATGATTTTTGCTAACTCGTGGCTTGCCCATTCATTTACACGTCATGCTGCTGATTTGCCAATTAAATTTGTTCATTTCAACTTAGCTGTTCAAATGGCAGCCACTTGCCCAACACCTGCGGCTGAAGTTATATGAACACCTACCACATTCGATTTAACAAAACGCGTGGTCAAGAGGGGCGTGGCACAATAGACCATGTTTGGCGCGTATTCGAAAACGACAAAGAATTCTTGTTCAAAAATTTGAACATTACAGCGCCTGTTAAAAGTGAGAAAGATGCAAACGGTGTTGACTACAATATTGTTTGCAAAGGGTTTTTGACAATAGATCGTGAAACATCGACGGCGGTCATTACCGAGTCCATTAAAGAACTGGAAAAAGCATGATTGTCACACTTAGTCCATCGCCCAAAATGCAGTTTTTTACTGCTGCGGGCGTACCTCTTGTCGGCGGCAAGCTGTACACCTATGACAGCGGCACAACCGTGCCAGCGGCCACCTATACTGACAGCACAGGTAATACAGTAAACGCCAATCCGATCATTCTTGATTCGCGTGGTGAGGCAAGCGTGTGGTTTGGTCCATCTCGCTACACCTTGGTGCTCAAGGACTCACTGGACAACCTGATCTGGACTGCCGATGGTGTCAACACGATCCAAGGCGTTCAAAGTTCACCAACTGTTGCGACAGCCGGACAAACCCTGTTCACCGTGCCGACTTACGGCCTTGGTGGATACCTGATGGTAATTGTCGATGGACTCGTACAAGAGTTCAACGTAGACTATACTGAGACCAGCACAACGAGCATTACGTTTGCAACCGGCCTTACGGCAGGTCAGCGCGTCATTACTCGAATGCTGTAATCAACAACCTTACCGGTGAGGTTCACCGGGGAATCCAAGGATTCAAGAAATGACTGATGAAGTCCAAAACCTAGCGGAAGTAGACTCCGCGCCAGCACAGGAAGCAACGGCTGCCCCTGAAGTTGTAGCAAATTCGCCGGAAGTAACTGATAACCAGACTGAGACCCCTGCGTCGAAAACATTCACGCAAGAGGAACTTGATGCTGCTATTGGTAAGCGCCTCGCAAGAGAACAGCGCAAGTGGGAACGCGAACAAGCCGCACGGCAAACCGTGCAAGCTGCTCCAAAAGAAGTCCCGTCGATTGACAATTTTGAAAGCCCTGACGCCTATGCTGAAGCATTGGCTCTACGCAAGGCCGAAGAATTGTTGGCTCAACGTGAAGTCCAAAAGCAGCAGGCTCAGATTGTCGAAGCCTATGGTGAAGCTGAAGAAAAGGCTCGGGACAAGTACGATGACTTCGAAGAAGTGGTCTACAACCCCAAGCTACGAATCACGAATTCCATGGCCGAAGCAATTCAATCTTCCGAAGCCGGTCCTGATCTAGCCTACTGGCTGGGTTCGAACCCCAAGGAAGCTGAACGCATTGCCAATTTGTCGCCGCTCATGCAAGCGAAAGAGATTGGTCGGATCGAGGCAAAACTGTCAGATAATCCACCGGTCAAAAAGACAACCTCTGCGCCAACACCTATTAGTCCGGTGACTGCGCGGTCTTCGGGAAGTCCGAGTCATGACACGACCGATCCTCGATCGATCAAAACCATGAACACTTCGGATTGGATCGAAGCCGAACGCAATCGTCAGATTCGCAAGGCAGAAGCGCAACGCAACCGCTAACTTTTTAAAGGACTTCAAATGTCAAACAGCATCTTAACGATCGACATGATCACCCGCAAGAGTCTCGAGAT